CGTAAAGACACTCGGTCGCTTGCCTCACTAAGGTCAAGAGTGGCATAATCACCACTAACTGACCCTCGTAAAGCAAGAGTTTGATTGGGGATTTGATCTGTGAATCTGATCATCTTGCCAATCAATTTATCGTCTTCGAGCTCCTGTACAAGGATCTCCAAGAGGGATTGCTGCGCATATTGATTATGAGCAGGTTCCATGGCGATAATCCGTGGCGTCTTAAGCGTCTTCGGAACAGTGATGACCTTAACGGGCATCTCCTCCGAAGGCTCCTGAAGTGACGTACACGCAAGGGTATCTAAATCGCGAAAACTAGCGACACGAAACCCTGAAGAAGGGAAGAGATTTCTCTCCAACCTTCGAGTCCAAGTGCGAAGGTCAAACTTCGCATTGCCATACAGCTTGTCAGCTGTGGCACCCGGACCGTGTTTGGGAATGTGAAGTCCAAGCCCGACTTTTACATCGGAACGGGACAAACACTCCTCAAATAGCAAGTCGGCGACGCGTGAAAAGGCTTTGAGATCCTCTTCACACAGAAGTCGATTTGAAACACGTACTTCAGCTTCACACTGCATGAACTTGCGAAAAGATGCAACTATGCGCTTCTTAGCACATGGGAGCTCCACTTTCTTGGCATAAAGGCAGACTTGCCTCACGAAGAAAATGGCATGCTTATCGGGTTCAGGCAGCAATAGCCCACTAGTCGGGTCAAAGATAAGAGCCATCAAACCCTTCAGAAATGAAGGGAGAGATAGAGACTTCTTAAAACCTAAGAAATCTCCGGACTCCACACAACCTTTGTCAAGACACCTTTCGAAGTCTTTACAAAAGTTAGGAAGGGTTATCGTAACGAAAGATAATCCTTCATCTTTGACACGCTCCGTGATTGTACTTACATCACGGAGGGTGCTAGCACGACACCACCTACTCGCATCTATGAGTAGGCATTCGTAGAGGGGAACTAAGCTTTTCATAGTACCTCCGTTCTATGAGGTTGCTATCTTAGCCTATGTCTTCCCGATCCACGCTCAAAGTCCATTATTTCTCACCTCCTAGAAGCTGCAACATCTTGGCGCCGGAACTCGCGGTCAGATAGGTCATAAACCCATCTGTCACTTGTTTCTGCTCCGTGACGGTGTAGCCGACACGAGGAACGTCGACAACCACATATACACTCATGTTATAGAGTGCATTCAGTGAAGAGTCGAACGGATTAGCGGCAACCTTGGAATGGTTCAGTCGAAGGACTCTCCGAAACCGGTCTTTACCGGAATTGGATTGACCAATGACTTCGCCAACCAAGCCATCGCTCGTGAGGAAGGTTCCTTGCGGATCCTGCGCAACACGTGCAAGGGATAAAGCTACCGCATTGATAGTAATGGATTGTGGATCAGAAAAGGCCATAGCAAGCTCCTCTACAGGGTTATGAACGAAATCAAAGCCATTTGGCAACACGGTTTATGCCGAGTGCCGCTATGACTCCGTTCTGAAACGGCGAAAAACTCGCCGGATTTAGCCCAAAACCATAGGGAGTCGCCTTACGTCTGACTTTACAGGTTTGAACCTCAAAGTCAGTCATCGAGCGGAGGGGATTAGACGAAAGTCTAAACCCATCCAACGACCATTTAGTAATGATCGTCTTCTGCTCCATGACATAGCCGTAATGCAAAATGAGGCCCTTGTTGTGAAACGCGTCCCAGTTCCGAATAACGGAACCGGTATTCGTCATCCAATCAATGGCCCAAGTCCAGGGTGTAACCTTCCACAATAAGTCAGGACTGAGACTAAGTCCAAACAGTTTGTCGGCGTAAGCCGCATACCGTTTGTAATAGGACCCAGTCACTGGATCAACAGGTGGAAGGAAGTAGGTATAACTACCCTTAAACCATACACGTTGATAAGTAGTAACGTCCTTGGTTAAGGTACCCCCTGCAACTATGTTTCGAGGCGAAGGATACGGGCCTAGGCCTGTACCGACGATCGAGGACACAGTTGATGAAGTGTCAATTAACTTCTTTGAGCGACGGACGTGCCTACCAGAATCGCGAGCATATTGGTTAATATGCTTCTGAAAATTGGTAGTGACATTAAAGAAATCATTAATGTCTTGCACAAAAGGTAGCCAGCCAAAAGCGACATTCAGGAATTCACCTGAAGCGCCCTCAGCTATGCTACGGGACGTAGCCTTAGGCGCAATGCGCCTAAAGTGATCCGCTTTCTCAGCCCACGAGTGTGGGTTAAAAATACGCGGTAAGTCCCTCAACTCAACGAGAAATTGACCCATGTTGGCTAGTGGGTTCGTCGGTAACGTTTTGGCAATGCCATTCGTCCCGTACGAATCCAGCTGAGCATTGGAAGAAGGATTGACGGTAAGTGACCCACTCAACACAGCTAAGCTGGTAGAGTAGGTGCCGTCAGCCTCGATGTAAGCTTGGCTATTTATCGCAGCACGATCACTAAGATAGTGAAGGGCTGGATAAGGAGTTATCTTACGGACCTGGAATGGTCCACCAATGTCAGCAGACATGTTCTCCTTCCACCGAACATAGCGAGCTATGTAACGGTCATAGGTACGAACATACGCAGCTATCTTCTCAGGCTTCTTTCCCCGGTAGGGTTTGGGGACCTTAGGCTTACGCTTAAGGCCCGCAATCTTGCTGGCAAAAGGATGACCTGTTGAGAGTTCAAGCTGCTCTCTAGACACCACATCGACGGGAACTGAGTAGGATGTGCTAACCAACGAGCCGTTAATATAAGTACGGACACGTTGGCGAGCAGTCCCAATCAACTTCCGCCGAATCTTCATAACAAACTCTCCATGGTTAGGAGTATGGGCAGAATTACCCATACAGGTGTTTAGTGCAAGCACTGGCCCCCCTCAC